TGGTTACACTACTCAGTTCCGTGGATTTTCCGATGTTGGTAAATCAACAGGTATCTACGAAACAATTGCTGGTGCTCAAAAATTGGGTGATTATGTTGTTATTTTTGATACTGAAGGTAGTTTTAACTGGGAACACGCTAAACTAGTTGGTTTTAAATTTAATGAAGTTGCCGATGAAGACACTGGTGAAATCATTGATTATGATGGTGATGACTTTATGTACTTTGGTGGTAGTGACTTGGTTCAATTATACCAAAATTTTGATTACAAATCTGGTAAGATGACTCAATCACCACAAAGATTTATCCCAGTTGTTGAAGACATAGCACGTGCTATGAATGAGATAATGGATAAACAAGATAAAGGTGATTTTGATAGAAACGTTACTTTTGTTTGGGACTCTATTGGTTCAATCGGATGTTACGAAGGTGCTGTGTCAAACACAAACAATAACCAATGGACTGCTGGTGCTTTAAAAAGGTCTTTTGAGTCAATTCTAAACTTTAGAATTCCAGCTTCTAGAAGAGAGAAAGCTCCATTCATTAACACGTTTATTGCTGTACAAAAAATTTGGTTAAGACCAAACGCAGTTGGACAACCAACCGTTATGCATAATGGTGGTGAAGGATTCAAATACGGTGTTAGACTTATTTTCCACATGGGTGGTATGTCGACATCATCTGCTAAGAAATTAGATGCTGTAATGGGTGGTAAATCTTACCAATTCGGTGTAATGACAGATATCAAATGTGTTAAGAACCACGTTAACGGTATTGAAAGAATGGGTAACATTTGCTCGACACCACACGGGTTCGTAAACCCAACAGAAAAAAATGACTACGTTAAAGAACAAAAAGATTTCATTAACGCAAAGTTAGGTACATCATTTTCAGACTTTGAAGTTAAAGAGCATGATTTTGATGCTGATGCTTACGAAAAAGACTAAAACTATTTATTAACCTTTTAAATGTTCTTACATGAACAAAAGACCACCACGTAATGGTGAAATTACTTTAAAGATACAAAATACATTATTGGTAGACGGAAACGCCCTGTTTAAGACAGGGTTTTTCGGAGCCAAAGGTCAGTATAACCAACATGGAAATCATGTGGGTGGTATCTATCAATTCCTTACTACACTTAGAATGGTATTAGACGATGATTTATATCATAGAGTCTATGTATTTTGGGACGGTAACTTTAGCGGTAAATTAAGATATGAAATTTATGAACCGTATAAAAGTGGTAGAGGTAAGGATTACAAAAACGGGACCCAACCCATCGATGAATCAGAATTGATGCAAAGAGAAATAGTCTGGGAATATCTAAATGAAATGTATGTGCGACAATTAAAACATGAAGTCATCGAAGGTGATGATTTTATAGCATACTATTGTCTAACAAAAAAAGAAAACGAAAAAATCACTATTGTGAGTAATGATAGGGACATGGCCCAACTTATCCAAGATAATGTTAGAGTTTATTTCCTAGATTTGAAGAAATATGTTGATAATGTCAATTTTTCTTCGTATTTTTGTTATCATTATGAGAATGCGGCATTGGTTAAAACAATGACAGGTGATTCAAGTGATAGTATCAAAGGTATCAAAGGATTGGGTGAAACAACACTCGTATCATTATTTCCAGAATTGGTAGAAAGAAAAGTAAGTTTAACCGAAATTTTAGAGAATGCAAAAAAACAACAAGAACAAAGATTAATCGACAAGAAAAAACCACTTAAGGTATTGGACAATATAGTCAATGCTGTAACAGAAGGTGTTCAAGGTGAAAGAGTTTACGAAATTAACGAACAACTGGTAAACCTAAGAAAACCTATGATGACTGAAGATGGTATTTCGGATTTAGAACAGTTAATTGATGGAACCCTAGACTCATCGGGGAGAGACTTAAAAAACGTTCTACTATACATGAAAAGAGATGGGATTGATAAGACAATAGGTGAACATAGATACCCAGAATATCTAATGCCTTTTAAGACTCTAATAGCAAGAGAAAAACTAATATTTTAAATAAAAACAAACAATATGAACACTAAAGAAAAATCAACAACGCCAATTACGAAAAAAATCGAAGAACAAAGATTTGAATTCGTACTTTACATTAACAACAACATCATCTGTCAAAGATATTTCCATATTTTTGACTTCAATGAAGAATCAATTAACTCTTTAGAGATTAAAGAAATGATGGATGAAATCGCTGGAATGAATAACGGTGAATTTGGTACGCTAGGGATTATTCCTAACTACCTAAAACAAAAATCTATGCAGTACCTTTGGGATAGTTATAACCCGTACTTCAATCAAACAGATGAATCATACAAAGCACCAGCTAAAAAGGGCGATATGTTTCAATTTGAGTTTAAGGTTGATAAAAGAGTAGTTGCTTCAGCACAATTCTCAAACGAATTCTTCACTTTAAACCCAAAGGTTAGTGTTGATATTAGAGAAATTATCCCAGCAGTGATGACTGAGATTAGACAAACAATGAGTAGAAAAAATTATTCAATAGTTGCACTTTAATGGTAATCATTAAATATTTATTATAACACAGGTTTTTAAAAAAGAGAAAAAATAGAATGGCAAAAATAGATAAAAATACTTTCGGTTATTTAGGACACGACTACCAAATTAGACTTATAGCACAATTTTTAACGGATAGAAAGTTCGCAAATTCCATATTAGATATCGTTGACCCAAACTACTTTGAAGACCAGTATTTGCGAGTAATTGCTGCAACAATAAAAGATGCAAAGACTACCGATGACATCGTTCCAGATGTTGGTAGTCTTGAATTCAGATTATTAGAAGATGTTAAGGATGACTACCAAAGAAAGTATGTTATCCAACAACTTCGTAAAATCCAAGAAGCTGATTTGAATGATACCTTAAAGGTTCAAGATATGGCTATGAGATTTTGCAAGCAACAAGAGATGAAAAAATCAATGATGCAAGTTAATAAGATTATCGAAAGAGGTAATCTTGAGGATTACGAGCAAGTTGAAGCGATTATTAGAAAAGCACTAGAACACGGTGATAGCAAAGATGACGGTATTAACGTTTTTGATGGTATTGAGCATGTTTTGGTTGATGATTTTAGAAAACCAATCGCTACTGGGATTAAAGGTTTAGATGAAGTTATGGATGGTGGTTTATCCAAAGGTGAGTTAGGGGTAATCTTAGCACCATTTGGTGTGGGTAAAACTACCATGATGACAAAATTAGCCAATACTGCAATGGCAGATGGTTATAACGTTTTACAAATATTTTTCGAGGATAACCCAAAAGTTATCCAAAGAAAACACTTGGCTTGTTCTTCTGGTTATGAATTAAACAGTTTAAGTTTACATAAAGAAGAAATATATGAAATCGTTTCTACTTTACCACATGAAAACCTTAAACTTAAAAAGTTTTCTAGTGATGGTACTACAATTCCAGTAATTAGACAACACATTAGAAGGTTGATTGCCCAAGGGTTTAGACCAGATATCGTATTATTAGATTACATTGACTGCGTTGAACCATCTAGAAAGTTTGATGATGTTAACGCTGGTGAGGGTAGTGTGATGAGACAATTTGAAACTCTTTTATCGGAATTAGATATAGCTGGATGGACAGCGGTTCAAGGTAACAGAAGTTCTATTTCTGCTGACGTAGTTGAAGCCAACCAAATGGGTGGTTCAATTAAAAAAGGTCAAATTGGTCACTTTATCGTATCGATAGCAAAAAACTTAGACCAAAAAGAAGCGGGTACTGCTACAATGGCGATACTTAAATCTCGTTTTGGTAAGGATGGTCTTATTTTCCAAGATATTAGATTTGATAACTCAAGAATTCAAATTGATATGGGTGAAAGTAAAGGTGCAAGAACTCAAACGGAACACAAAAGTGATAAAGAAGAAGTGAGTCAAAAAAGAGTTAACACAGTATTAGCGGCAGCTCAAAATAGAAATACTACGCTAAACGGTGCAACTTAACAATAGTGTGAAAAAATAAAATAAAAATTTAACAAAAAAACAAAATGACAGAACCAATATTAATTAGTAATCCAAACAGATTCGTTTTATTTCCAATAGAACATCAAGACCTTTGGGAGTACTACCTAGACCAAAAAGCAGCTATGTGGACTGTGGAAGAACTTGATTTATCCAAAGACATTGCTCATTGGGAAACCAAATTAAATGATAATGAAAGATATTTCATTAAAAACGTGTTAGCATTCTTTGCCGCTTCTGATGGTATTGTGAATGAGAATTTAGCTATTAACTTTTTAAATGAAGTGCAATATACTGAAGCTAAATTTTTCTATGGTTTTCAAATTATGATGGAAAACATTCACAGTCAAATGTACTCGCTACTTATCGATACGTACATAAAAGACACCAAAGAAAGACAAGAATGTTTTAACGCTATTGAATATATGCCACCAGTAAAAAAGAAAGCTGAATGGGCGTTAAGATGGATTGATTCGGACTCTTTTGTTGAACGTTTGATTGCTTTTGTGGCTGTTGAAGGTATATTTTTCTCTGGTTCATTCTGTAGTAT